CGATGCGAGTCGATCCTAATCCCCAAACCCGAAAGGAAAGAAAAATGAGTCAAGAAAACCTATTGACCTCCGAGTTCAACTTCGGCACGGCAGTCGCCGCAATGCAAGCCGGCCATCACGTAACACGCACTGGCTGGAACGGTCCTGGCCAGTTTTTGGCTTTACAGCTGCCCGATAAAAAGAGTAAGATGACGAAGCCTTACATCTACATTACAACTGTACAGGGGGACTTGGTCCCATGGCTCGCATCACAATCAGATATGCTCGCAAATGACTGGCGCGTTACGCCTGTTGTTGCTGAGCCTTACGGTTCTAGCGCTTAGTGCTGGATGCGCAACCACGCCCGATATAGAGGGCGACTGTCCGAACTTCTTCACGGAAGAAAAAGAAATAACGAAATGCAAGAAGAGGGTATTGACGCGTGAAACCAAACGATTCGAAGCCGCCCAGCTTGAAGCAAGAAAGCAGGCCTGCTCTGACTCTGGTCGCGTATGGTATAGCGACGGCCGAAGTGGCGCTTGCTACCATCGCAGCCAGATTTCGCAAATCCTTGGCGGCGGCCGCACGTTCTAACAGCTCGGCCCGCGACGCCTCTCCTATTTGCAAGGGCCCACGCGAACGATTCGTTTGGGTCCATGGATTCCTCTCCGGCTGCGCACTCGGCACCGGCGTCTTCACAATTGGGCTTTGTATAGCCCTCTGGATATCAATATGATCACTTTTGGATTCACCATCATCATCCTGCTGCTTTGCGCAATTTATCTCAAACTCGAAGAAATCGAGAAGATGCTATGACTGACTGGATACTCATACTCACCTACTTAGTCACTCAGTCCCCAGTACTAAGTGACTGCATCGCTTTCCCGGAGCACAAGATCGAATGCATCCATGGTGCCGAGGTCGAAGTACTAGGTGACCAAGTGACTAAGCGCATCGTGCTGAACGTCTATCGCGGAGACGCGGGGCGCAAAGAGTGTGTCGACCAAGCCGTGCGCTTCGCCGACCACGTTGATCCGCTCCCGAAGGACATTGCGCTACGCATTGCCAACGGGACACCCATGACATATATATGTAAGGAGCAACCGCAATGACGCCCGATGACGCAGTTGAGATCATACTGTCCGACGGAGACTTCTGTAGACTGGCCGGCGACGCGCTCGTCAGCGAGATCGTCCAGAATTACGGGTACGACCTGTGGGTCAAGAACGTGACTAGGGATGGCCAGCGCTGGGTTATCACATACACCCAGACCAAGAAGAAGGCGAAGGCGTGAACCGACGAGGATTTATCAAGGGGACGCTCGCGGTTCCGCTGGTGGCCGTCAGTTCTGACGCATTAGCAGCGGAAAACGAAGGCAAGGCGTCAACTTTAAGGTATCTTTTCGTCGTGGGCAAATGGAGCGACGCGACGCGGATTTACCAATTGATGGGCGAGCCGGCCGACGCGGCGGTTAGCAGCATAGAGGGTGACATACAGGGGCGGCGCGCTGACTTCATTATAATTGATGACTGTTGCCACAAGGTCAAGAAGCATCACTACTGGTCGACTCAGAGCTTTGCAAACCGGCTTAATTATGGCGGCACCGTTAAACACGCCGTGTTCGACGCCAAGGTGTTCGACTGGGGAAATCAGACCGGCATCGTGATGCGTATAGGGTCCAAACGGCAAGCCATACGGTTTCGCAAGCCGGAACACCGGATCACGTCTGAGGACTGGCTGCAGGCTAAGGCGAAGTTGTTCAACTGGTATATACGGAATACCCAAAATGGGAACACAGGTACCCAAAATGGGTGGCCGAGCGTTTGGACGCACAAATACTGAGGTTATGGAAATGAAATGGACGAAACTGGACAAGTTTTTGCTTTTCTTCGGGTTGGCGCGGTTTTCGCAGCTCAACTATATTTTACGGCGGTACGACACGCTGCTCTACAAGCTGGAGAATTTGAATCATGAGTGCTGACGAGAAGATGAACACGGCGCCGAGTACGGAGGGGCGGAAGGTGGCATTCATCGGCGGGCCGGAAGCCGGCCGCGCGCGCATCATACCGGAGTCCCACGGAGACCTCGTCATGGGTTCCTGCGACTACCTGTACCGGATATGGCCGGTCAAGATGTCTGGCGACCCGCGCACGCTGCATTTTGCGTTCGCGGCCAACGAGCATCCTATCAAGATGATGTACAAGTTGTGGGAAGAGTATTCCATCGCTGCGCAGATTCGCGGCGGCGACTACACCCACATCAAGCGGATGGGGCAAGATATAAAGACGCGGACGTAGCCCCGTAACACTGGGTCTATCATAGGGCCGTATGGGACAGACATCTGCATCGCGAGCAAAACAATCAGCGCCTTTCTCAGCAGAGAAGTCGCGCCATCGGTCGTATGCTGTGTGCGACAGTTGCGACGAAAAGAAACGACTAACGGAGTTCCACAAGAATGGCACAGGGCAAAAATACGAAGCGAATGACCCACGGCGGTATCGACCTACATGCAACCGATGCTTGGCGCCGACTAATTCGTCCGTCGCTGACCCCGCCTTTCAACCTGACCGAAAGGGTCCGCCAAAACGAACAAGGCGGACCCGGATCGAGAAAAACAAATATGCCGCCGCCGGGAAGCGTAAGATTCGCCGTAGTACGCGCATTGCGTGCCTCAAGTATCTGTCTGCGCAAGGCTGTGCAGAGTGTGGGCAACGCGATCCGCGCGTGCTGGAATTTGATCACCTTGACCCCAGCAAAAAAGACCAAAACATCGCAACCCTTATTTCCGGGGGATATGCCTGGTCTAGTGAAGTTTTACGACGGGAAATCCGCAAATGCCGTATACTTTGTGCCAACTGTCACAGGAAACATACCATTGGACAACAAGACTATTACTCCCACAGTGATGTCCGTGCCGCCCTTAGAGCGATCTATGAAGATTACGATATCGCCGAATGACTATACCGATATCCACGATGCCATCATTGCTGGGAAGGCGGACTTTAGCAAGATCACGATGGAGCAGTACATGAACATAGCGTTTCTGTCTCTGTTCAGTGGAGACGAAATACACAACGACCTACGGGTCGTACATAAAGGTAACGTCTACCAGTTACACGCGTGCATATCTGGGATCGTGCCCAACCAACCGGTCGAGCAACTAAAAAGGTGTCAGTAATGAGTGAGAAGAATCAAGAATTATCGAAAGAGTCCTCTATTGATGAATTGTTCAATGCGCTGGTGCTTCCAGAGGCCGGGTGCAACGTGCGGCCAATCACGCTGCAGCAGGACGAAAAGGACACCCGGATGATGCTTTTGATTCGCGGCGAACACGGCACGGCGTCATATATCATGGCAGAGGTCATGACGCGCGTCCAAGACCTGTTTGACCTGCAAGAGCAAGATACTGCGGGTGAGACCCCGCTCATATCTCGTGTCTAAACCTCTCACACCCAAAGAACGCATTTATGTCGACAGTCGCCTTGCCGGAATGACGCAAGTCGCATCGGCTGCGGCCGCCGGCTATTCGAACGCCAACCACCATGCGAGCACTATCGAGAAAAAGGAGAGCGTTCAAAAAGAATTGATTGCACGGATGCAGAAGGTCTCCGAAGAGGTAGACTTTTCGCGCAAGGAAGCGCATGACATGTTGATGCAGGCCTACGTCAACGCCGATACAGCAATGGAGCAGATCGCCGCAGTGAGGGAAATGGTGAAGCTCCACGGCATTGCGGAGCCTGCCAAGGTCGAGGTCAACCACAAGCACCACGCAACTCTCGAGTTCGACCGAATGGACCTGCGCCAACTCATGAAATTGGCCGATATCGACGACTTCACGCTCGAAGGTGAGTTTGAGGTCGTGAGAGAACACCCAGCACTTGAAGCCAAGGACGGCCTGGATGAAAACGGATAAAAAAACGGACGCTGAGGCCCAACTTAAAGGCGAAGAACTCTTAGCCGCCACCCGGGCCGCCAAGAAGAAACGCAAAAAGAAAGCTGCGCGTTCCAAGAGCGCACGTACACGTAAAAAGAATCGCGACAAGACAGAAGCCAAGCGCGAACACACTCGACAAGAGAAGGCCAAGATAGAATTGGTGAGGCGCGAACTGTGCCGGCGCCACCTTTTGCCTTTTGTGCAGCGGTATGAGCCGATGTATCTGTCCGGATGGGTCCACAAACGCATCTGTGAAGAGCTAATGCAGTTTTTGGCCGATGTCGTGGCCGGTCTGTCGCCCCGTTTGATGATTACCATGCCGCCCCGGCACGGAAAATCGATGTTAGCCTCTCAATATTTCCCCGCGTGGGCGCTTGGTAAGTACCCGCACTTGGAATTCATCAATACCTCGTATGCGCAGTCCCTGCAGATGGATTTCTCGCGCAAAATCCAGGAATTAATCAAAACCCCAGATTTCGCACTGCTTTTTGGCAGTCTGGGCATCACCAAGAAGAATGAGGCCATCGAGCGGTGGTCGCTATATGACTTCGCGGCCGACCGGCGCACCGGCGGCGGCGTACTGGCGGCCGGCGTCGGCGGGCCCATCACCGGCCGAGGCGCACATGTATTCCTGATCGATGATCCGGTCAAGAACCGCGAGGAGGCCGAGTCGCAAGTCGTTCGCGAGGGCGCGAAGTCATGGTATAGTTCAACGGCCTACACCCGGCTCGCCCCGGGCGCCGGGATACTCGTTATTCAATGCATGACCGGCGACACCCCTGTATTGATGGCGAACGGAACTGAGTGTCCGTTGCGCCAAATTCGTGTTGGGGATAAGGTAGCGACCTACGACTCAGGCATATTAGCGACTTCGTATGTAAAGAACTGGATCAATCAAGGCCCTGATGCCATCTATGAAATCACAACGAAGTCTGGTAAACTCGTCCGGGCAAACGAGCGGCACCCGTTTCTCGTAGATAACGATGGAGAGCCTAAATGGATCAGAACAAAAGACTTAAATACGACACAAAGCCTTTACCGGGCCAGAAAGGAAAGTGGGAGGGTAAAATCTGTATGGTCAAAACGTGTGGCAAGCCAGTCGTGTGCCGAGGGTACTGCGCATCACACTACAACAAAAAGAAGTGGGCCGACGGGTGGAGGCCACCGTCAGTCAACGCTCGCGCGCGTCGCGCGGCGCATCTACGACACCGCTACGGGATTGGTTTGGAAGAGTTTGAGCGCATGCTTCTTGAACAGGGCGGTGTTTGTGCCGTCTGTAAGGAGCTACCCACAAAGTATAACTCTAAAGGGAAATCTGTACTCTGCGTCGACCACTGTCACGTCGAGGGGCAAGTCCGAGGCCTCCTATGTAATAACTGCAATGTGGCAATCGGGCATGCAGGCACTGTGGAGAATTTGGAATCCGCAGTTAAATATCTCCGACTTCATACTCGACCCAATAGTGGGGATAATAAAGACGGGTAAAGAAGACGTATTTGATATTCAGGTCGAAAGAACTGAAAATTTTATCGCTAACGGCCTAGTGGCTTCGAATACGAGATGGCATGACGACGACTTGTCAGGATGGCTTTTGGAGAAAATGCGCGAAGCCGAGAAGGAAATGAAGGAGGATCCGGATCACGAGTGGCCGGAAGATGCCGACAGATGGCGCACCGTCGACTTCCCGGCCATCGCTACCAGCGATGAGAAGTACCGGCTACGTGGCGACCCGCTGCATCCGGAACGGTATGACCTGAAAACGCTTCGTAAGATCAAGCGCACGCTGGCCCCACGAGATTGGTCTGCGCTGTACCAGCAAAATCCACAGGTTGAGGAGGGCGCGTACTTCCAAAAGAAATACATCAGGACGTACACAGGGGCACCGCCGTATCTAGATATTTTTTGCGCAGGCGACCTAGCGATATCCAAAAAAGAGCATGCAGACTGGACCGTATTCTATGTCGCCGGTTTAGATGTGGACGGCAAAATTTACATACTGGAGGAGTATCGGGGCCGTTGGGACGCCGGTGAGATCATCAACGTAATGTTCGAAATCCACCGAAAATGGAAGCCTAAACATTTTGGCTTGGAAAAAGGGCAGATTTCGCTTACTATGGACGCATTCCTGAGACGCAGGATCGCGGAGGAGAAACTTTACGACCTCTACGTTCAGGAATTGCCTCCGGGCAAGCAAGACAAAGAACTCCGAGCGAGGTCATTTCAGGGCCTGATGTCGCTTGGAATGGTTTACTGGCCAGAAGGTGCCCTGTGGGTTGACGATGCCATCAATGAGCTGCTTCGCTTCCCATCCGGTGTAAAGGACGACCGTGTTGACGCCGCTGCATGGATAGGCAAGATGATCGCCAGCGCTACTTATGTCGGGGAAGGACGTCCTAAGAAACCCACTAAGAGCTGGAAAACGAAGCTTGCTGGTTACGTCAAGGGAAACAAGGGCTCAGATAAAGCAATGGCGGCATAATTATGGCAGCACACATCAACGCGTTCGGCGGCGACAAACCTATTACCGAGCGAATAACTTCTGCGAAAACACAGTCGGTCACGGAAGACGACATAGTGAAAAAGCAATGGCTCGCCTATACGCGCGCCCGCGACGCAGGACATTTGGATTGGGTTGAAGAAGCCCGCAAGTACGACGAGTATTATTTTGGGAAACAGTGGGAAGACGACGTAAGGTCAACTCTCAACGCCCAGAAACGTCCCGCGCACACTATCAACCTCGTACTCTCCACTGTGAATGCCGTCCTCGGCGAGTACATCAAATCAAGACAAGACATCAGCTTTCAGCCTTTGGGTAAGGGAGCAAACCAAGCCACCGCTGACTCGCTACGATTCCTATTCAAGCAAATCGCGCTCAATAACGCCTCCGAGCAGAAAGAGAAGACCGTTTTCACCGATGGCCTTATCCAGGATCGCGGATACTTTTACTACTACCTCGATTTCTCAGACAACCTACAAGGCGAGATACGAGAGGAGGTTATGGATCCAACCGACGTGATAATCGACCCCGGCGCCACGGATTACGATCCGTCTACGTGGTCGGAAGTATTTATTAGTAGGTGGATGACTCCAGACCAGATTGGCGCCCTTTATGGATTGGAATTCCGCGACAAAGTGGAGCTGGCCGCAGCAGCAGGAACCTTCGGTCATGATTCGCTGGAATGGGAATCGCCGACCTTCGCCGGCGACCACGCTGATTCAGAGTTATTCTTCCAAGCCGATAACACCGAAGTAAAGAAGGTCAAGCGCCTTCGCGTAATCGAACGCCAGCATCGTGTACTCGCGCGCACTGCATTTTTCATTGATGCGCCCACCGGTGACATGCGCCGCGTTCCCGACGGTTGGTCCGACGAGAAGCGGGATAAGTTCGCTGCGGACTTGGAACTTTCCATTCTCTGGAAACCCGAACGTCGTATCAGGATTACCATATCCGCTGACATGGTCTTGTTGTTTGACGACTGGAGCCTGTTCAGCAAAATTTCAGTAGTACCTTTCTTCCCTTACTTCCGACGCGGCCGCCCGTTCGGTTTGGTCCGGAACCTGATCAGTCCGCAGGATATGCTGAACAAGGTGACGTCGCAGGAATTGCACGTCGTTAACACGACCGCAAACTCAGGCTGGATATTCCAGACTGGGTCACTTGTTAACATGGATCGTGACGACTTACTTACTCAGGGAGCAAAGACTGGACTTGTGCTCGAAGTCGTCGCCGGCGCCGAGGCCCCGACAAAGATTCAACCAAACCAGATACCAAGTGGCTTGGCCGAAATTGGGTCTAAAGCCGGTGTCTTTTTCCGTGAGATTAGTGGTGTGAACGAGGCCCAGCTGGGCACCGGCAGATCTGACTCGAGCAAGGCGCTCGACTCCCGGAAGCAGGGTGGACTCATTCAACAAGAGATTATGTTTGACAACCTCGCACTCACTCGCCGGCTGCGCGCCGAACTCATGCTGGAGGTCGTACAGAACTACTACACTGAGACGCGCCTAGTCCAGGTATTCGTGAAGAACGAAGATGGTGATGAGATTCAGCAGGAACTCACGGTCAACCAGCCGGTCGAAGAGATCGATCCGGATACGAAGTCTGCCGTTGAGGCGATTAAGAATGACCTGACCATCGGCGAGTATTCGGTCGTCATTACGACCATTCCACGCAGAGACACTTATGAGGAGTCGCTGTTTGAGCAGTTGATACAAATGAGGGAAGCAGGGGTACAAATCCCCGACTACGTGCTAGTAGAGGCAAGTCAATTGCCCGATAAACGTGATATCGTTGAAATCATCAAGCAGATCACTGGGCTCGCCGCGCCGACGCCGGAAGAGATCAAACGCACGCAGGTTCTCAGCGATCTCGAGATACGGCTACTCACAGCCGAGGTTGCCGAGAAAGAGGCCCAAGCTATCGAACGCCAGTCGAACGCACAGAAATTGCAGGCTCAAGCGAACGAAGCAGCACAGGCGCCAGAGGTCAAGAAGCTGGAAATTGGTACCCGGGCACGCACTGATCTGGAAAAGGCACAAATGACGTTCCAGAGCAATGAGCAAGATTTAATGACAAGAATTCGCATTGCGGCCGGAAAAGAGGGTACAATGCGCGATATATCGAAAATTGAGTCCATGACAACGCGAAATATTGCGGGAATCAAGAACCGAACCGATTTACAGAAGTCCTTGATCTCACTACGAGAGAAGGCGCAGGAGCGCTCTGCTGCTAAAAAGAGTGATAAAAAACCCGCCAAGAAGTAGGCGTAAAACTCAAGAGGTAACACCATGCCTGACAAGAATAAAGTAGACCCAAATGAGGGTCTCGCAGCTGATGCTGTACTGGCCGAGGACCTCGGCGATGAGGAAGAACGGCGACTCAGCCAGATCGCTGAAATGGGCGGAGAGATCGATGAGGACATCGACAATTGGTCCTCAGAAGGGCTTGACGACGGGTCCGATCCCAATTACGTAGCTCCTGAGAAAGACGACGACGACAAAGCCGACGACGACGACAAAGCCGACGACGACGACAAAGCCGACGACGACGACAAAGCCGACGACGACGACAAAGCTGACGACGACGACAAAGCCGACGACGAC